TTAAGCATTGAAGAATCAGCAAAATTATTTAAACAAAATATTGTTTCTGTTGAAATAGGAACTCATAATTATTGCAATAGAACTTGTAATTTTTGTCCTTTATCGTTAGATAATGTTAATAGACGAGATATGAGAAATACTATTTTTATGAAAGATGAAGTGTATGAAAATATTATAAAACAATTAGCTTCAATTGATTTTGATGGTCGTATAGATTTAAGTAGATACCACGAACCAACAGCTCATAAAAAATTCATACTAGAAAAAATTAAGTTTGCTAGAAAACATTTACCAAAAGTTAGTATAAGTCTTAATACTAATTCAGATTACATGACTAAAGAATATCATCAGGAATTACTAGAAGCTGGTGTTAGTAATTTTGCCTTTCAAGCTTATATGAGAAATGGTGCTACAGCTTTTGATGAGAATGAGGTGTTTAAAAGAATTAATAAGATATGTGATAAATTAGGAGCACCTAGAATAAAACCAGAAGAACATAAAAATAAAGAGTGGATTAAATATAGATTACCTGAAAGATTTAAAGGTAAAATACACGCAAGAAATTATTGGAACAATGGTGTAAATAGAGCAGGTACGGTTTTAGATAAAGATTATGTAAGAACTGAACCTTGTACAAGTATGAATAAAGGAGTTTTTATAGATTACAATGGCAGTATGACGGCGTGTTGTGATATGTTAACACCTGAATTACATAATAAATGGGAAGTGGGCAATTTAGAAAAAGAACCTAATTTATTTTTAAATTATACAAGTAAATTTTATACATCTTTTAGAGATAGAATTACAAGAGCAGAATGGTATCCTAATTCGCCTTGTATAAAATGTAAAAGAGTAGCGAGAGGAGCGGAAACTAGATAATGTGTGCGATTCATGGAATAGTTGATGTAAAGCCAGAATTAATGATGAAGATGGTCAAGGCCGCTCATCATAGAGGTCCTGATGGTAATGGAATATTTGAAGATGATTATATTACTTTAGGTCATAATCTATTATCAATCGTTGGTCAAGTTGAAGATAGTAAACAACCTTATCATTATGAAGATTGTATTTTGGTTTTTAATGGTGAGATTTATAACTATAAAGACCTATCTCATAATCCTAAAACAGATACAGAAACATTAGCAAAAGGTTTAAAAGCTGAAGGCTGGTCTTTTTTAAAAAAATGTGATGGTATGTTTGCTCTTGCATTTTACAATAAGACAACAAAAGAATTAATTTTAGCAAGAGATACAAACGGCACGAAACCTTTATATTATGGTAATTTAAATGGCAAGTTATATTTTTCTAGTGAAATAAAAAGTTTATTAGAATGTGGTTTTGAAAGACGAGTTTGTAAGAGAGCCTTAGGTTTATATTATAATCAAGGTTATGTACCAGGTTACCTTACTATGTTTGAGGGTATTAAGAAGTTAGTACCAGGTCAAGTGTTAGTAAATGGTCAAAGTCATAACTTATTAGATTATGATTTATTAGTGCCTTCTAATTTAGAAGAAAACTTTGTTGGTAGACAAGTACAATTAAAACATAACTATTCAGTAAAACAAACCTTAATGGGTCGTAGAAACATAGGCCTATTCTTATCAGGTGGTTTAGATTCAACTTCAATACTTTATGAGATGAAAGAACTAGGTGTAAAACCTAGAACATTTACATCTAGTTTTGCAACAACAGACCCCGAAAGTTTATTAAACGAAGATAGTAAACTTGCAGAAAGATTATGTAAAGATTGGGGTATTGAAAACAATGTTGTATATCAAACACAACAAGACTATGTTGACGCATTAGAAGATACCTTTTATGCGTTAGAAGAACCAAGACAAGGTAAAAGTTTTCCTACTTATTATAATATGAATAAGTTTATGGCTTCAAATGATATTACAGTTACCTTAGCAGGTGATGGTGGTGATGAACTATTTGCAGGTTATAAACATCATGCTCATCCTAATTGGCCTGGCAAATTAAAAATGTTACGAAAGCACAATAGACCATTACAAAATAGAGAATTAGAATGTAGTTTAGAAGACCAATTGGACTATTTAAAAGAATGGTTGCCAATGACACAAGTAACAGGTAAAGATAATTTAAATGATTTCTTATACATAGAAAGTTTAAATGCCTTAGCTGAAGACTTTTTAGTTAGAAACGATAAGTTAGGTATGGCACACAGTATGGAAGGTAGATTTCCTATTTTAAACAAAAGATTGAGAGATTATGTCAGAGCTGTACCAAGTGATTTAAAAGTCGACCCTCTATTTTTTAAAAAACCGAGATGGTATCACAAGAGATTACAAAAAAATGCTTATAAAGGATTATTGCCTAAGTATATATTAAACCATGTGAAAACAGGTTGGCGTTTTCCTACAGATGAGATTTTGATTGGTAGAATGGACCAACCAGCGCCTGATAGTGGTGTTTTAAAAGAGTATATAAGAGAAACATTAAACGATAAAGAACTTATGGACATATTTGAATATGATATGACAGATATTGAAGATAGATATTTAAATAATAGAGACCATTTAAAAAATAGCAGAGGTTTTGATAAAGCAGGACCTGGTTTAAGGTCACAAAAAGAATTATTTTGTACTCTTAACTTTGCAGTATGGAAAAAAGTATATGGAATGACGATATGAAACTATTAACTATTACAACTTGGAATAATAAACTGTACAAAGAGTATGCTCATAGATTTGAGGCAACTTATAACTGGTCATGGCCTTATACAGTTTATAATGAAAATGATGGTATGTATGACGCAATACCGGATTTAAAAGCATTTGTAGAAAGAAACAAACATAGACCAACAAATGACGACTTCTTACAAGACGCAGTAAGATTTAGTTATAAAGTATATGGTTATTGTCATGCTATACAACAATATAGTGATTATGATTTTATAATGGGTGTTGACGCAGATAGTGTATTTTACCACCCTATGCCTGAAGATGTTGTAGCTAAGAAACTATACAAAGAAGATTGTATGATGACTTATCTTGGTAGAGGTGGTCAATATAGTGAATGTGGTTTTTTAGGTTTTAATATGAAACATCCAGAGATACAAAACTATGCCAAAGAAATGATTAGAATGTATAATAGTGATGACATATATAAACTAATAGAATGCCATGATAGTTTTATTTGGGACCATGTAAGAGTAAAATTTGAATTAGAAAAAGGTGTAAAGAATAATAATATAGGAGACCATAAGAAAGCTCATGTTCAAGCAAGGTCAGTTTTAGGTATGTATTACGACCATACAAAAGGACCTGCTAGAAAAGAAAGAGGTTTTAGTGGCGAAAATCAAATGGTAATAAAGGCAGGTAGAAGATGATTAATATTTTTATAGGTTATGACAATAAAGAAAGAGTGGCTTACAATGTGTTATCACATAGTATTATACAAAACAGTACCAAGCCTGTTGCGATTACACCTATTGCTTTAAATAATTTAAAAGATGACTTTGTAAGAGAAAGAAATAGTTTGTCTAGTACAGAGTTTTCATTTAGTAGGTTTATGATACCTCACCTTATGAACTATCAAGGTTGGGCATTGTTTATGGATTGTGATATGTTAATGTTTGAAGATGTTGCTGAACTATGGCGAATGAGAGATGACAGTAAATCAATTCAAGTTTGTAAACATGATTATACACCAAAGACAGATACAAAATTTTTAGGTCAAGTACAAACAAAATATCCAAAGAAAAACTGGTCTAGTTTTATGTTGATGAACTGTAAGAAGTGTACAACACTAACACCAGATTATGTAAACAAAGCAAGTGGTTTAGAACTACACCAATTTAAATGGCTAGAAAGTGAAGAACTAATCGGTGAACTACCATTAGAATGGAACTGGCTTGTCGGAGAGTATGAACACAAAGAAGATGTAAAGAATATTCACTATACAGAGGGTGGTCCATGGTTTACAGATTATAGAGAATGTGATTATGCTGAAGATTGGTTTAGAAACCATGATGAATGTATGTTGGGACAATGATAGACGGATTTGAAACAAGAGAGAATACAGATATACCTGTTAGAGCATTAGTTAATAGTGCAAAAGGTCATTTATATAAAAGACCTGGTGCAGCTGTTGACCAATACATAACTACAATGTGGGATTATGATTGGGAGTTTAAAAATCCTATTGCAGTATTTGGTATGTTACGAGGCACAGGCCAACTAATAGAAAGAGCCATAGAAAAAGAACAAGACTTTTATTATTTTGACCATGCTTATTTGTTTGGTAATAAACATAGTGCTTCAAAAATTACAGGTGATAGAATATACAGATTAACTAAAAACTATTATCATATCAGAGATATAAAGAAATTAAAGGCTGATGACTATAGAAGAATACAAAAATATAGAGAACATATAAAATTAAAACCTTGGAAGTATGATGGCGATTATATCTTATTCATACCACCTAATCCTCATGTAAGAAACTATTATTGGTTTGATAATAATTGGGAAGAACAAGCACTTAAAACAATAAAGAAACATACAAGAAAACCTATAAAGATAAGAACAAAAGAAGATACAACACCTTTAGAAAAAGATTTAGAGAATGCCTATTGTACAGTATCGTATCAATCAACAGTAGTAATTAAATCTATTATGAGTGGTGTTCCTAGTTTTTGTGATAATTCATCTATGGGTTTACCAGTATCATTAACAGATTTATCACAAATAAAAGACCCATTATATACACCTGAAAGAGAATATTGGATTGATAGTTTATTAGCTAATCAATTTACAATGTCAGAAATACAAGACGGAACGGCATGGAATTATGTTAGTAACACATAAAATAAAATGGCAACAATGTTTATCTCACCAAATTTGGCCTTACATAGAAAAAGGTTGGAAAAATGAAGACAGAAATATACACTTTTTTTGGGGGTTAGCAGGTTCTAACATAGCAGAAATAAACGAGTGCGATAGACTCGGCGAAGAATGGTGGTATGTAGATGTAGGCTACATTACAGACCAGATTACAAGATATCCTAATCCTATAATTCATAAACCAGATAGTACATACTTTAGAATAATAAAAGGTCATATTCATACTCAAACTATGGCACCTGGAAACGGTGATAGATTAAAAGATTTAAGTAATAAGGGTATTGATACAAACATAGAAGATTGGAAAAATAATGATGGTTATATTTTATTATGTCCATCATCTCCAACTGTTACATTTAGACAAAATAATATGTCACAAGAAGATTGGATTACAGAAACAGGTAATACTTTATTACAATATACAGATAGACCAATTAGAATGAGAAACAAACCACGACCTGGTAATAAGTGGTGGAATACAGATATAAAAGATGAACTAAAAGGTGCTCATGCCTTGGTAACTAATATGTCATTATCAGCTATTGACGCAATTAAATTTGGTGTACCAGCATTTACAGACATAGATAATATTGCTTCGCCTGTATCAAATACAGATATAAGTAATATAGAAAGTCCAATGAAACCAAATAAACAGATTATCAATGAATGGGTAAACTGTATAGTAGAAAATCAATTTACATTAGACGAGATAGGGAGTGGTATCGCCTATGAAATACTTAAAAGACAAAATGAAGATACGATATTATAGAGATTTAAATGGTGCAAGATGGATAGGTTTTGGCCTTGCCATGTTATCTGTTTTTATTTTATCATCAGCTAATATTTCTACACAATGGGTTGGCTGGTTGTTTAGTGTGGTTGCCTGTGTAATGTGGGTATATTTTGGTTATAAAGATAGAGATTGGCCACGAACTCTTATGGAGTTTATGTATTTAATTTTTAGTATGAGGGCTATGTATAATTGGTTAATAGTATGAATTTTGCTTGCGTTTGTTATGGTACAAAATATAAATTAGAGTATGTACAAAAACTGTACAATATGGTACAAAGACATAGTACCGTTCTTCATAACTTTTATTGTTTTACAGACCATACTAATCCCACACAAATAATAAAAGATACACATATTAATTTTAGAAAGTTTCCACTATTTAATTTAGAAGGCTGGTGGAATAAAATGCAACTATTTCATCCTGATAATGGTCTTGTAGGTGATACTTTATACATGGATTTAGATGTTGTGATTACAGGCAATATAGATTGTTTCTTTGACCATGAACCAAAGGCTGACTTTGTTGGTATGAATGACTTTAATCCATCGACCAAGATATTCAACTCCAGCGTGTTTAAATTTAAACATGAACCAATGACTAGAAAACTATGGAAACCCTTTCTGGAACGAAAAGGCGAATGGCTTAAATTAGCAGGTGACCAGAATGTAATATCGGACATCATAATGAAACATGATGAAACTAGGTCGTTTCCAGACGCTTGGACACAATCATATAAATGGCATGATAGAAAAGGTGAAAGATACCACAAAGGCAAGTGGACTTTTGAACATAATGGCGAATCGTTAGTAACCGTGTTCCACGGACAGCCGAATCCACACGAATCCGACATGGAATGGGTAAAAAACGCTTGGAAATAGTGTTTTAGAACAAAACCAGAACAAAATAATTTATAAATCGTTGATTTTACTCGCTTTTTTATTTAAAAAAAGTGAAAAAAGTGCTTGACTCTGGCTCCAGGTATGATAGGATATGTGTATATGATAAAGAATTACACACAAATAAAGCGTGAAATACTTAAAAAAAGATATGAAAAAAAGGTTGCCAAATGCAAAAAATACCTGTATACTAACCTTATTGACTTACTAATGAATAACTTAAATAACGAAAGGAAACACTATGTCTAAAACTAAAAACTACTATTGGGACGAAGCTGAAAAAGCTGCTGACCAAATTATTGCCGATTACGCTACTGATAAAATTAGCGAGAAAGACGCAACAACTAAACTTCTTAATATCGAAGCTAAAGAGCTTATCGACATTGACGAATACAATGTTGACGAAGTGCTTTACTATGGTAAAGAAGACTATTTAAAAATGCAAAAGGTATCTGCCTAATGTCAAAAGAAGGAACTTTACATTTAGTCTATCAAAGACAATATTATGATAGTGAAGAAAATGATTATTTCTTCATTAATTATACTATATTCAGAAATGTTCCTTTATCTCAATTAAATAGATTGAATAATAAAGACTTTCAAAAGAGAGTAAAAGAGTTTTGTGATAAGAACTATGTAGAAACTGCTAGTAATTATGAAAACTATTCCGAAGTGAATATGATACATGGTACAGAGTATTATAAAACTTATGGTGACGAGTTTGGTGTTTATGGCCAAATGGGAGAAAAAGATTTTTATACAGACTATGGTCAAAGATATAATACAAGAAAATTTTTTAAACATGATTTCAACAACGAAGTAACTAAATTAATGGGAGGAATATTATGATAATAAATGTTGGAGATACAATCAAAGCAAACCACGGTAGAAGTGGTGAGATAATTAATATCGGTATTGCTACTGAAGCAACTGATATAGCGGCTGAAAATGATACAGCCTTAAATGCAAAAACATATGACACAAGTTTAGGTTATACTGGCGCCATTACATATACAGGCAACAGCGGTACTTACTGGTGTTACTTCAATCAAATTGAAGATAATATAACTGAAAAAGAAAAATCAGATGTTGATATTGCTATCGAACAGGAGAACGAATGGTGGAAGTAATAGATACAGATAAAGATATTTTTGATGAAAATAATAACAAGATTGGTTATTGGAGAAAACTTGAAGACGGTAAAGATGGCGAAAATCTTTATGAAGTTTATTTTGATGACAGAGAAGATAAAGGCGATTATCTACAATCACAAGAGTTTGTGTCAACAGATGATGAAGCCGAAGAAACAGCATATGATTATGCAGAAAGTATATAATGAAATATAATGAAGATAAAATAGTTAAAGAAATCCACGACTATATCAAAGGTACTTATGGTGAACACTATAGTACCACTAAAGATGGATTTCAGGTGCAAGATATGTTAAGGCACCTTAATATTGATAAAGATTTTTGTCAAGCAAATGCAA